AGTATGGAAGGCTTCTTTGGCGGGTCGAAAACAGGCGAAGGAAAAGATCCTAAAAAAGTAAGAGAAGCATATCTCAAAGCAATGCGCCTAAGAAATGAGCAACTTGGCGGCAGTTTCAGCGGTACGATGTCTGGCACGCCTATTTTCAAACTGCGACAATCTTTAGACGAAGAAGTAAACTTCGGCAAGGGGATGACAGATAGTGAATATGCGGATTATGAGGATGCTCGTGATGCAAAAATCGCTGCAAAAAGAAAAGAGCTTCAAGTACAATTTCAAAAAGATAAGTTCCCAGAGCAACTTAAAAAAGCAGATGAAATTCGCGATTTGATGATAAAGATCTTAGAAACAAGAGAAGCACGTGAACAAGCAATGGCATCTCAAAATACTACCGTTGTTCAAAATGTTAATAATAACGGTGCCAATGGTGGTCCTAGTACAGGCAATAACAATACAACTTCTATTGACTTAAATGCAAATCGGATTCCAGGATTTGCACAATAAAAAAGGGGGCCATAAAGACCCCCTATCCTAAAATATGAATTGCGCTTAGCTAGCTGCTAGCTTAGCAAAATAACTCATAGTATCTTCTTCTTCGGCTTCAGCTACAGGAGCAGCTACAGCTTCTTCTATATTTTGTGCAGGCATTTCACGCATTACTGGTGCAGGAGATGATGCCATCTCTTCACGAACAGGTGTTGATGATTCAGTGCCAAGCACATCATGCATCTTACGCTCAAGCTCTGCAAAGCTTTTATAGAACTGTGGATCAGTAAACTCATCAAGTGAGTGCATTGAATTATACACACCCTCAAGCTTAGTATCATCGCCACCAAGAAATGGTGATGGAGAATCAAACTCAGACTTGTCATAATTAATCCAACCCTCGACTTTACGGATTTTAATCTTAAAGTCTGCACCTTCCCACATATCAAATGGGTTACATGGCTTCTCATCTTGATAAGTAGGTTGCATTGCATCCATAACTTTATCAAAGATCTTCTTACCATACTGATACATAAAGACTTTGCCTTCATTCTCAGGGTTAGAAGGATCAGAGATAACCATAACATTTGACACATAGTGCAAACGACGTTTTTGATCACGTGCTTGTTTACGTGTGTCAGAACGATCGTCATCAGACATATTCCATAGTTTACTATTCAATTGACCTACAGGATCGTCTTGACCAAGAGATGTAAGTGAACGTTCGATGTACCACTTACCAGTTGGTCCTTTAAATCCATGGTCCCAATAGCGTACCCATGGTAATGCTTCCTCACCCATTGGAGGTAGAAAGCGAATGACGGCATAACCATTGCCCATCTTATCGATGGCTGGTTTCCAAATGCGTTCATCTTTCCAGGATTTTTTAGTTTCTCCACCGCCAGCGGCAGAAGCTGCAGTTACGAGTTTATCGATAGAACTGCGGTTACGTTTTAGATTTGCAAAAGACATTGTATGTTTCCTTATATTGCATTGTATTACATTTTATTATACGATGTATATGTACGTTTGTACACACTTATTTATACCTAATCAAAGTTTAATTCGTTTGTTTTTCCAGGTATAAGATTGAGGCGTATCGCTTCACCTTCAATTTTTTGTTGAATAGGATTAGAAACAAACTTACGCACATCTTCTGGATCAATGCCATGATCATCACAGATCTTAAGCACTGCATCCATATGCGTCATTTTATTATCTAATACTGTTTTCTCTACTAGTTTAGAGAATTCTGATTTAGTCAGAAATTTATCATTCATTATGTATCCATTACTCTTAACAGAATGACGTCTTTATTAATTCGTCCTGTTGGTTGAGTGGTCTTTGTAGTAAGAGTAGACCAATATTTGTCAATCTGTTTAATTGTTTTGGATTGAAATATAGAAAGCATTTCAGATGGTTTACGTAAGGTTGTTTGCCTTGAGTTAACTGTATCTAAGTTTTTAATTGTGCTACCTGAAACCTCAAATCCTTTACCAGATTGGGTGATGATTTCCATTAATACTTTATAACGAGTATTAAAGGCGTAGAGCCTACGGGATCCTACAATAGACATAGGATTAATTGATGTGAGCTTAAACTCCTTTGACTCTTTAAGATACTTAAGCTTTGCAACCTGACGGTCTGCAGTTTTAACACGAGGCTTAACGGATTTACGCATAGCCTTCTTGCCCATCATATAGCGCTCAGCATCTGCCACTAACCCTTCAATAAAGGCTAATTGTTTCTTTTGTTGAGGCACAGTCAAATGTGAATAACCTTCAACAAGTTCAGGTGTTTTCAATTCAACTAATTCTTTTAATTCATCACGCAATGGTTGATAGTAATTAAGAACTGCTTTAGCACTTACATTACTTATATCTTTTATTTTCATCTCATCGTAGAGATTATATTCAAGACGATGCTCTGTGTCGGGATTCCAGTGATCGATAACTTCTTCGATACCTGCAATAAAATCAGATGTGATCTCTTTAATGCGATCTGCAATAGTACGTATAGGTGTAGAAGAGACAACTTTTAATGCTGCCTCTTCTGATTTTTCCTGTGCGGCTATACGTAATTTTGCTATAAAGTTTGCTACACAACTGTCATGGTTCCAAAGTGGATGGAATTCACCATTACGATCTGACCATGCAATTGATGCAGCTACGCCATGATGCATTGTGTACATATATTCTGGCGCTGATAAAAGAAACTTCGCTTCTTTTGGATGAGAAGTACGGATGTAATTACGTATAATAGTAGCTACATCTTTGCGATCTAACTCCATACGAAAATAGTCAGAGAACCACCGCCAACTATCAGTTGGTGCAGCTGCAATGCCTGATCTACGAGATACAGGTACTTTTCTGGTTTTCTTTCGAATAGGTTTTTTAGCCATACTTTACTCCATCATTATATAATTTATTATACCACGTTTCAAGATGAATGTAAATAGCTATTTATCATCATCCTGTTCATAGATAAACATGGGCCCTGGCTCATCCTCTTTTTTACGGAACCATGTATTCCATTTGAGGATGAGCAAATACTTCAAATATGTGAATGAGTTCATGTAAAAGAAACAACATTATCCACACGGAATGAACGCCAACCTTCAGCATTCAAATCCCATACAGGAATAACCTCATCACTGATTGCACGAATCTTTTTCTGACTGAGTGGATCAGCCTTTGATGCAGAAGGAATAAGATCTTCCTTTAATGTGCATGTCATATCGCGCATATCGCCATTGACTTTTTTAAATTTAACTTGGCACTCACGTGATGTAAGTGCCTCCATCATATCAACTTTGGACATTTTATTCTCCTCATCCATTTGTTTCACTTTCTTCAATTGTTTTGAGAGCCTGTCGTAGTTTCTCAACGTCAATGCGGTCAAATCTATCTTGCAATTTGGCCACATCATGTTTCACTCTCCCAATCTTATCATTGAGAGCGTGTAATTTCATTTCAAGATGAGCAACATCAGACATTAATAGTCGCCCCAATCATTGTCAAAACGAGTAGTTTGGTAATGACGTTCACCATAGAACTCTTTAGCATACTTTGAAGCATCAGTCCAATGTAATTCAGATTGGCCATCATACTTTTCAGTAAGGTTTTGAGTAGGTTTACGTTTAGGCTTTTCAACCTCATCAACCCAACTAACAACACGTGCTGCTTTTGCTTTGATAGCAGCAATACGTGCTTGTTGGGCTTTTTGTTTTTCAGCAACTACTTTGATAGTTGCACGGCGTTCAGCCAATTGTGTTTCTGTAAGCATATAAGTCTCCTAGTTATTTTTGTATATTAACATAAGATAATAAGAATGTAAACAGTTAAATTTATTTTAATTTAACTTGTAACATTTTTATCGCGGTATTCTATCATGAATACACCTTCTTTTGTTTTCATTGCCATTATTAAATCATTCAACATCTTATGAGACATAATAACACAATCATGTTCATCAGCAGCTTCATTGTATTGTCTTATGAAAACTCCTCCATCATCAATCACAAGTTGTACATCTTCAAATCCAGCAGTTTCATCAAGAACGGTTGTAACTGTATGATCAAATTCAAATTCATTTGTAAACACTAAATCCCCCAATCCTTTCGATCGTCTTGGTTTTCATATCCATAGGTATACTCTGCGATTTCTTGTTGAGTTAATTCAGTAACTCGACCACCTTGAAGTCTACCTTGTGGATATTTATGAGGGCGAAACATTCTACCATAATACGCATCACATGATCCACGATCTTGTGGTGAACCATATTCTGGAAACTCAGGAAACATCGCCCGATTCTTTCCATGATGCATATATTTCAGAATCAATACGTTCAATGTTTTTATCAAGATCTTCGATAACACCTAACAATTCTTCCATGTAGGCTTCTGGTAATGCACCATTTTGTTTACAAAGAGTACGACGAACCATACTGCTCAATTTACGACGCATAGTGAATGCATCCATTATATCATTTACAATAAGCATATAAGTCTCCTTAGTTATAATATCATTATACCATAAAAAAAGGGGAGTGTAAACCCCCCAAATTCATTTAGTTTGAATGTGTGTTAATTATGCAACTAACACGCCATCTTTATAACGATACTTTTTCATTAAGATCTTATAAGCATCAGAAACACTTTCAAGATTTAACACAACCGCATTTTTGAAAGTTCCACGATTTGCAATTAAAACTTGAGATACAAACTTTTTCATCATATTTGAATCTTTAGATTGTACATTGTGTTTTTTGAAACTCCAATTCATTGATTGACCTTCATCACAAGTATCATCAACAATCATAACTTGTTTGTTAAGTTGTTTTTGCATCCACTTATGATCATCAATTGAAGCAACTTCCATTGAAATCCATAATTCAAGATCCATAGCTAAACCATCTTCAAACCATTCACTTTCAACAGCAGGAAGAGTTTTACAGTATGCATCAATTTCAGCTTCTTGTTTGAAGTTGAATTCATAACGGTGAGGACCACCTTTGCCAGAATTTTCAACACGACCGACTTTACGACCATCTGCATAAAGGTTGCCTTCAAAACAAATTGTTTCTTCTGACATACTGTCATATACTTTAACGTTTTTCATTTCAAGTTTCATTATATAGTCTCCATAGTTTCACTGTCTTACATATATAATATAGTCGTTAATGGAGGTAATGTAAACCTTTATTTTCATTTTATTTGAAATTAATTGAATTTGCGACGTTTATGACACAGCATTCCATTTTAACTTTTCATAGCCAAATTGACCAAAGTCTTCGTCAAACATATCAGTTATCATATCATATGTTTCTTGTGTGTAATATGTCATATAGCTATATGATGGTAATGCATTAGCTTTTCGTTTTAATTGTATTCCAAGTCTATGTTTAATTGGTTCAAGTCCATCTTCTATTCGAAAAACTGTATCAACTAATTCACCACTTAATCCAGTAAGGAATTCACATTGTGTTGTTCTCATATTATATCGCATTGCTGGTACAAGTTTTTCTACATCAACATCCCAAAAGTCATGAAGACTAATGCCCTTTAAGTGTGCTGAAATAATAGGATGAGATTGAGTA